GTAGCATACATTACATTCTTCCAATTTTTACCGTAACGCTGTTTTAAACCAGCCTCACCTTTTTTCATAGACATTACAATCTTCTCACGCTTCTTCATTTGAGCGTCAGACATTTTTTCTTCACCCATATTGTTATCGGAAAAGATTTCTTCTGTGCCAGTAGATTTGGCTTCATTCAAAGAATTCAAAAGTTTATTGGTAAAATAACTTTCAGCTTTAACTGTATTCTTTTGACCTTTGTGCATAGTTACGTTGTGATGTTTAACTTCTTTTTTAGCAATTTTCTTTGCTTCTGGCTCAGTAACACAATCACCAGCTTCGTCCAAATTTCTCTTTGGCTCTTTGTCCATTGCTTTCAATTCTTTAGTCTTAGGACCTTTAACATCATCAACAGAATGTTTAGTTTGGTCTTTACGAGCTTTGGCGGAGTTACCATAACTAGAACCATATACTTTCATACCTGTTGATGTAGGTACTTTCTCGGCAGCTTCCATTGCTAGAGCTTCTGCGTGTGACTTAGTTGTTACAGGATATTTTTTACCTTGAAACTCAAAGTGAGATTGACCTGCTTTTTTGGCAGCGTGAGCAGCTTTATGAAAACCAGTTTCATCGAGTTCTGGTTCCAACAACATACGTTTCTTTTCTTCGTCTAACAAAACTTGTTGTTTAGTTTCTGTTTCGGCCTCACCCAAGACTTGATTAACTGCATCAATCATTGATTGGGTTACTAGTTTTTTTGCAAACATTTTTTATTCTCCTGTATTATCTGCATCTCCACTTGCGTAATGCGAGTGCTTTTCTTGTTGGTTTACCATTAGGTTTCTTCATTGGTCCTTTCATGCCAGACATTCTAGCACAAAATGATTTTCTACGCTTGGCAGCTTTGCTTCCTGGTTTTACTTTGCCTGTAACGGCCATTTTTAATTTAGAACCTGGATTTTCTCTACGATAAGACATAATGCCTTTACGATTTAATCCACCAGTAGGATTCTTGCCTTCTTTACGGCGCCAAGCAGCAGTTTCAAATAATTCTTCGTCTGAAACATCTTCAAGATTTTCCCAAAGAATGTCTGAATCAATATTGCTTTCTTCAGCAATACCATCAACGACTTCTTCAAGAATATCAAACAATTCTTCTGCGTTGTATTGCTCATAAAATTCAACTTCCTCTTTATTAAACGCCTTGTTTAATAATTTCAAGGTATCTTGCTTTACTTTTTTTGAAGCAATTGGTTTAACCATGTTTGCATCTTTATTTTTAACACCAAGAGGATAATCACCGTGACGTTCCTGTGATTTTTGACTTTTATCCATTTCTTCCAATTCAACTTCTTCTGATGTGCTTCTCCAGCCACCGCCCATTGACTTATATTTCTTTGATGCCCAAGCATTAGCGTAAGCTGAAGGATAAACAGCAAACTTAGATTTGGCAGCCGCTTTAGCTCGAGCCCACTTTTCAGGTTGTGTAGGCTTATTTTTTTCTTCTAAAGTTTCAGCTTCATTTAAAAATTGGTTAAATGTTTTCATTTATTTTGTCCTTACATTTATTGCTTTACCACGGCGTTCTGGATTTGGATCCTCACGGCGTTTTCTTTTTGCTGCCTTTGCTCTACCTTCTTTACCTAATGCGTGTGCTTTGGCTTGTGGTAAACACTTTGGTTTACCTTCACCTGGTTTTCTGGCACAACCACCTTTAATATTACCTTTGGTGTCCATACGAACCCACTTCTGCTTAAACCATTGCCTTAAATCTTCATTAACAGAATCGTCTGAAGTTTCCATATTTTTGGTTTCATTTAAGAATGTTTTAAATCGAATCATGTTCTTTAAATTTCTTCTTTTTCTTTTTCTTTATTGTGTCGTCATTACCAATGTTTCTGTTTGGGTCTTTATAAGAATCCATTCTTTCTTTGTTACCGCCACCACCCAAAACACCACCAACGCCCATGCCTTCTGCATCATTTTGGAATCCATTGAATTCCTTAAATGTCATTTTCTTTTTCTTCTTTTCAGCTAATGGATTTGGTTCTAATTTAGCACCAAGCATTGCTGTACCATTCTGACTTGCGTTACTATATTCTTGTGATTCGCTATATCCTACTTGGCCAAGACCGGCGCCAGCTGCGGCACCTTGACCACCTGCTCTGGTGTCATATTCTTGGCCGACACCAGAAGGCCTAGCAACACGCCCTGCGCTTAGTGACTTGTCACCACGCTTCTTTATTTTTTCTTTGTTGTTGTCTTTTTGGAAGTTTGGCTCTTTGGCTGGCGGGCTGATTTTGAGCGTGGGGACGCTTTCTTCGTAGGCTGAGTGCCAGGCTCCACCGGTGACTGAGCTACCGACTCCTGTGTTTTTTCTTGGTCCGGTGTCACCTCGGATTTGGTCTCTACCGGTAACGAGGGATCCTGCGTTGTCTGGTCGCTGGTCACTTGGTCCTTTTGCTCGGTAGAAGGGGTTGTATCTTCCGATGGTTTTTTGCTGAATAGACTTAGAATTGCCTTTAACATTGTTTTCTCCAAATAAATTTACATTCCTATTTAACCAATCCGTAGCAGATTCATTGAATATTCTTGAATCTAAAAACGACTTAGTGGACTGGTATATATTATTAATATCCTCTTCTTTGGTATCTAGGTTTCCTGTGTTGTCAAAGGTTATTAAGTTATTATACATCTCATTGAACTGTATAATATTTTCTTGTGCTTTTTGCCATTTATCCTGTCTGACGGATTCAGCCATCATACGAGTCAAATTAGAGTTTCTTTCTTTACTAGTTTCGTTATTAGTATGAACGAAAATCATCATGGTGTTATAACCAAGTTCTTCTAATTCTTCTTTAATATAAGCAATTTTTTCAATGTCATCTGCTGGACCATTAATAATCAATGGACCACGGGAACGAATGGCTTCTCTACGGAAATCATTGGTTTTTTCTGATAACTTTTGTTTGTCACCCAAATAATCACGAGCTTGAATAAAGTTTAATTCAGTAATCTTTGCTTCAGCAATAGCTTCACGGATAACAATATCTTTACCAGAACCTGGACCACCAGTTACAAAGATTGCTTTGAAATGGCCTCTATACAGTTCTTCATTTAAACCCATGCCTTTACGAACATCGTGCATGAGTTCTTTTGCATGAGCATCTGATACATGGTGTGGAACACCTTCACGGAATCCTGAAAAATTATTATGTTTGGCGTGTTCTCTCATCTTAGTACCAGACATACCTTCTGCACCTTCAGCATCAGGATCCCTATGGCCAGCAGATACTACTTCAATCTTTTTAAAGTTGTAATATCCGTGAGGACCTTTTCTGCCGTTATAATCATTTAATAATTTTTGATATTGTTTAACACGGTCAGAACCTGCAACCATAACTAAATGGTCGTGGCCTTTAGAATGTAATTCTGATGCGTGATGTAGTAGTGTTGGTGATTCAGATGAAGATGATTGAAAATGGGTGCCAGGAGAATAACGCTTCAAGTGCCTTAATTTTTGTTCGGCAGATAATGGATTCTTTTTAGAATCTTGTGTATGTGAAACAATAACAGTATGTTTGGCGCCACGTTTTTCAGCTTCAGAACGAACCTTATCAATTAATTTTAAATGACCTGTGGTTGGAGGATTCATGCGACCAAAAGCCATCACCACAGGATTTTTTGTGGCGTTCTTTTCTTCATATAGTTCTAAAAATGATTTCATTCAGTTTCTTCTTTAGGCTTCTTACCAAACTTACTTGTTCTCAATAAATTTGCTTTGGCAAATTCTTCACGGTTTACTAATTTAGTAGGTTCTCCAGCATGGTTAACTACGAACCCTTCTGGACCTGTTGGTTTACCTTCAATGTCATGTTCCAAACCACCAGTATGTTGTTCTAAATTTTTGACTAATGTATTCTTAGCCGCTTGTAAATGATGGTGCATATCCAACAAATGCTCATAATGTTTTTTATTCTGTTTAATATAATTTAGGTGAGATTTTAATTCAGTATCTCTACGAGATTGTCCAGCTGGAGTTTTTAATGGTTTTAATTTTCCATATTTTTCTTGAATATGTTTTGCTAGTCCTTCTGAAGAAGGCTTCTCACCAGTTCTTACAGTCTGATTGATGTAGGTAATTAAATGACCATCGGCACCACGATGCATCTTTGTGCCTTCATACATTGATTTACCATACTTGTCATGTATGAGTTTTGCTCTATTTAACTGCTTTAAGAATTCTTTTTGGTCATCTTCGGAATAATGAACATTTCTAGTATCATGTTCAGCGCCTTTCATCCAAACATCTGGATGTTTTCCAAAATTGTGTAAATCTGGATGTGGATCCGCCTGCATATTATCAATAGAATCACCGTGATATTGCTGGTGAACAACTACACCAACTTTGGCTTTTTTAACTCTATCTGCTTCTTCACCACTAGCAGTATAATTGATGGTGTTTGGATTGAAAGATACTTTACCGCCTTTTTTCTCTTTTCTTGCCTCTTTCTCATCATCATTCTCGGAGAACATCATATCTCCTTGGTATACACCAGTTTTAGGTGCTACTTTTTTAATATGATGTAATGCTGCTTGTAGTTTCTTCATCAAACCAGGAGCGTGTCCATGATTCTTGGCAATATCTTTATCGTTGTAGTTTATCTTTGGGTTTTTATTGAAAGCGGACTTGCTGGCAACAAAGAACTTGCCGGTCTCAGGATGATGACCAAAAACTAATGATGGAGAGCCATCATATTTCATTGTTAGGTCAGAACTCTTACTACCAGATTTTGTATGATTGTGTGCCTTCATTAAGGCATCGTAAACATGGTTAAAACCACGCTTAGTATTTCCGTAAAGAATAGGCCTATCTTCAGCATGGTCTATATGCTTAAGTTTGCCACTTGCTTCTTCAGAAGCTTCTTCTTTAAGAAAGATACGAAACGGTAACATGAAATCCTTTTTAAGTTGTAGCACACTATGGCTACTAAAAAGAGTGAATTTGGACTTATTTATCCAACTTGTGAAACTTTAGTGTCAAACCGTGGAAAGATTGGCTATGATACATAGTCATCACCAAATTGACTGGTGGCAATATTCTCCACAAAATCCGAACAAATTCCATAACAGTCCGGATTGAAATTCTTAGAAATATCATTGTTCCATTCTGGCATGACACAAATACTGTGTTTAGTTAATTGTTTTCCTGGATATGTCCAAATATAACCATGTGAAGTTAAAGTAAAATTATCTTCTTGATGCCAGAAATAATTGGTAAATGTTCCAGTCAAAACATAAAGAGCGGGAAGATTCTTTGCATGAATCCACAGACCAGACTGTTCTAAAAATTCAAAGTCCACTTCATATGTGGGTTCATCGTGACCGAGAAACCATTTTCCATCTTTAAACCAAACATCAACTTCAACATCATAACCTTTGAATAATGCTTGATTAATTTGAGCTGGACTATTTTCTTTTTCTTTATCTGGTCCGTTAAACAAACCACGGTGAGCAATGTATATCATATTGTTTGGTGAAACCCATCGCCTCTTAAAATATAATTCACTAGGTACCTAGGACTTCTACCAAAGTTATGATAACGAATTGCATTTCTTATAAAACCATGAGGAGGTAAATTTTGACTATCATCATAAACTGGATTATAGAATTCATTATACATAAAGTCTACTAACTTAAACATGGTCTCTCTTGTGCCCATTAAAATGTGGTCACAAGGATATTCGCTACCTGGATTATTTGTGCTTTCAGCAAAAACAAGATTATTTTCAGCAACAGAAAAATCTAGATTGTCATTATAAACAAGGTCACTTCTTGTTTTTATAATTCTATCATATTTAAAACCATTCTTTTCTTCATGGTCTTTAATCATATCAAACCCTTGTTTTATTTTACGAGTTTGACCATAACAGTTTGCATGGAGATTCTGTAACAGAGGATGAAATTTGGTATCTTCTTCTCTTAAAATATTATTGACTTCGCCTAAATCTTCTACTAAAATATTTGCAAGTTTTAAATCAGAAAACATTTCAACTATCTTTTCTTTTTCTAAGAAAAAATCTTCAAACGCATTGTGCCTTGAAGCAACAACGTGATGAAAAGAATTCATTACATTATAAGTTGAAACAAAAATATCAGCATCAAGTGGTGCAAAAGTTTTAATAAAGTTTTCTTTGGTCTGTGACCAAGTTCTCACATTACCGGCAATTACTATTGCTGTTTTCATTTATAATGTTCCAAGAAATAATTTAAATCTTCTGGTGTACCAATACCCCACATCTTTTCAATTTCTTTAACACGAATCTTTTTGCCATCACCAATCGCTTCGTTGAATACTGGACACACATAAAATTCATTGTTGGTACGAATATTCTTTTCAATCATTTGTTCTGCATACTTGACATAATCACGGCCGTGAGTCCAATAATAGATACCAACTGTGGCGTTGTCTGATATAGGATTTTTCTCTGCAACCTCTGCCACAAATCCATCGGTTCCCAATTTGGCAAAGGACCACTTAGGATGGGTTGATTTAAAAGTAATGATACCTCCATCAACAGAATCAGCTGTAAAAGCATATAAACATTCATTTGAATTCCACTCCACAAATTGGTCAGAGTTCGCCATCAATAATGGTTCGTCATTGTTAATTAAATCTTTGGCTAGTAATGTGGTACAAGCAGCACCTTCCGTTAATCCATTCACTTGAACAATATCACAACCAGGTGCAATAAGATTCAATACTGATTTTAAGTTATACTTTTCATAATGTTCTTTTTGGCAAATGAAAATAAAGTGCGCATCAACATTTAGATTATCGACTACAACTTGAATCATTGGCTTACCATTGACCTCAATCAATGGTTTTGGAAATGTATAACCAGCAGCAGTAAATCTACTGCCAGCACCTGCCATAGGAATTAACACATTCATTTTCTTATTTCTCCATGGTACCGTTTTCTTTTGGCCAACACTTTCAAATTCTTCAATGTAATTCAAAAAATCATTTGCATTTAAATCATAAGCATCTTTAACTGGATATAAATTGGCACCAGAGTTCAAAGCACCTTCACGACCAATGTGCGAATCTTCTACAATGATAGTATCTTTAGGTAACGCCTTTAACATTGTCATGCACTTCCAATACATTTCAGGAAATGGTTTAGGATTAAACACATCTTCATTACTAACAAAGTAATCAACATAGTTTAAAACATCCATAGACAACAAAGATAGTTTTACCGTTTCACGGATACT